GCCTTCCCGCACGCTCTGGATTTCCTATTGGAAACGCAACAGTCACCTGCCGCAAGCCGCTTTCCGGTTGAGCCTGTATACCGCTGACAAATCCGTCCGCGAAGACACTGAATATCCCCCTGACTACACCCACACGGAGGCGGCGGAATGATGCGGATGACTATCAGCAACCCCGAGTGGCGCAGGGAATGTGACGCGGAGACCATTCGCAACTACTGGGCAAACCGTGGCTATGACGTGCGCGTGTGGGTGGAATTCGAGGACCACGAATGGCGGGTCAAAAGCGATCTCATCAACGGTGCCCCTCGTGGCTCACGCCCTGAATCTCTTGGCAACAGGCTAATGGGAGCTGATCAATGACAGACCTAAAGATAGAAGCTGGGAAGTGTTACAGGACGCGGAGCGGCCAGAAAGCCATGGTGCTGTTTGTGCATCCTGCCAACCCCCGCCATGCCTATGTTGGATGGATAGAGCACGACCCGGATATCTACGCTTGGGATTGCAAGGGCTATGTCAATTCAGACATGTGCGGCGATCCTGACGACCTCATCTCCGAATGGAAAGAACCACGTAAAGGTGAGGCGTGGGTGAATGTTTATGCTGAGACTGACGGTGCCATGTGCCTTTTTGCACATGACAGCCGAGAGGAAGCGGATGGGCACTCCGATGATGAAGAACGTCTTGCCTGCATAGGCCCCATCCCATGGACAGAAGGCCAAGGTCTAGACGGGGAGGGTGGAGAGTGACAGCACCCCGCAAGCGCCCTGATGTCTACCGCACGCGTTTTGAAGGCCGCGCCCTTGAGGTTGTGGACGTTCTCACAGACCTCGACAATGAGAAGCACCGGGCCACCAAGAACGCCAATAGCTGCCCTCTTGAGCGCGCCTACAGTGTCACAAAGTCCATAGACGATGCGCAGTATCAGGCGGGGATGGAATACCACCGGCACGTGCGGCGTATTCTGGTGGGGTGTGACAGTGTTCCTGATGTTGGGCGGCAACCGGGACAAGCGCCAACAGACATGGCTGAGTCCTTTGCTCGCTCCATGCAGTGGGTGAACCAGGCGCATGCTGTTATGTCAGCGAAGCAGCGCATGTGCCTGTGGTTGACGGTGGGGATGGAAAGGCCATTGGAGGAAGCGCGCGTGCGGATGAACAAGAGTGCGTTGGGCCAGAAGATTTCCAAGCACGGTATGCCACTTGTGTTTGTTCAGTCCCTTGAGGAATTGGCTGAACACATGGGCTTGACAATGGCCGGGAGCTAGGTCAATCCTTACACCCATACACAGTATTGCGCCTGTTGCTTGATTGCGGCGGGCGCGTGTTGATTCCAGCGGCGGCGCATTGGGGTCCTATGGTCAAAGCTATCGTTCGGATTGGACCCTTAATAGCGGCATTCGCTATGCCGTTGAGGTGGGAAGCGAGAACCGGACGGACCTCAGACCTTCAGGACATTGAGCGGGGTGCCATCCAATGAGTTGGCGATCACCTTTCATCAGCGGCTTCATCTACGATATCCAAACCGCTGACCGATTGGCTCAGGCCTTGGACGCCTTCGACATTACAAGACTCAGCTGCGGCCATGTTCTGTATGGGCTGGCAAGAGACTCGTTCTTCGAAGATGTACCGCGTCAGCTTGCATCTGAACTCGCAACAGTCGGCAGCGGCTGTGAACCCGTGAGCTTCGCGATGACCCATGAAGGTGGCAGCATTAGCAGCTTCAAACTGCACGAGGACGGACGGGTTGACCGAAAGGACCTGCACGTCCTGTCTTTGCAAGACTTTCCCGTGGGGTAGAGCAGTCTGGTAGCTCGCGTGGCTCATAACCACGAGGTCGTCGGTTCGAATCCGACCCCCGCAACCAATTCAGCGGCGCTCTCGTGGGCGGAGAACAAGACGGTAGCGCAAGCTAGGGAATCGCCATATCGGCACCGGCCCCGTCAGGCTGCCGACTGGCCCGCTGGATACCCACACCCCTGCCAGGGCTCAGAGCGGAAGGCGGCCCCATAACCTAGGCGGGGTAGCGCGCCGCTCTGCTGCTATCCGCTACGCACGTAGGTGTGCATGTATCTCCGCCGGGTAGGACTCGCCAAGTGTAAGCCCCTGTGACCCGACCGGACGCGCCCCGCCCCTCACACCAGAGGGAGCGGGGGCTTTTTCTTTCGAGAGTATGAGTTAGCTTACAGGCTTGTCGATCAGCAGCGCGACCGCTGCCAATGTGGCCATGTGTGCGCCTTCGCTTGGCCATTCGGCGCTGCGGCCTGTGCCTGTCAACAAGTCCACTGCGTCGGCTTCCGGGTGGGTGTCAATGGTTTCAAGTGCGGCGTCGATAGCCGCTTGTTGTGTCTCGTACAGATCGCGCAAGTCATCCCACACGCCTTGCGGTACGCCATTGCGGCCCGAGGACCATGATTTGACTGTATCCAGGCGCACGCCGTGCAGGTCTGCCGCCTCTGAGTGCGACAGACCAACCAAGTGCAGAGCGGCAGAGTACAGGGTCATGAGTTGGCTTCGTCCAGCTTCGCTAAGATGCGATCGGCGGCATCAGGGGTATGCCAATCGCGTGTCACGTTCACTCCCGCGCCAAAGACTTCTGAGTGGTTAGTGTCGTAGTTCCACCGCCAGCGCGTTGCGATCCGCTGACCGTTTCGGTTCCAAACATTTGCAACGTGTGTGCCGTTTTCGTCAAAAACCTGACCGGCGGCATCGGCATAAGGCGTTTTCATTTGGGCTTCTCCCACTTGCAGCGGGCCAATCCCGCCGCCTATGGTTCTAATATATACACCCTGCGTGTATCGTCAAGGTACTTTCGAGATTAATTTCTAACCCCCGGCAACCGCCGCACGCTTAAGTCATTCACGTAATGAACAGGGCGGAAAGGCCGGGGACACCTATCGGCGGCTGCTGAGGTTGTGGCGGGTCATGAACCGCGCTTCCGACGCAGGAGAGCGCAACCATAAGCGGGGTTCTGAGCGCCACTCAGAGGTTGATCCCTAGACGGGAGCAAGCCCCGCCCGCCGACACTTTACCGATACCGGGAACCCCTTAAACACGGGGGCATGGCGTGTCTCACCACGCCACACTGAGTGCTCACACACTCATGGCCAGACAATCCTAGGAATCTCCTAGCCACCCCGTCACCGCGCGCTGCGGCGGGGAAATCTTACCTGCGCCATGACACAAAAGGAAACTGAGTCATGACCAAGGAAGAAGTACAGGCTGAGATTGACCGTGGAGGGCGCGAGCTTCGCGCTCTGGAAAAACTGTGCTGCGGCTACGACCCTGTTGTCGATGCGCTGTTCAAGCAGTTCCACGAGCGCCTTGAGGCTGTCGTGTTAGACCTTGGATACGAAGTGAGAAGCGGAGGCGGCGGGAAGTAACATGCTGTGGGCTGTCGCCTTTGCGGTGGTTCTGTGTCTGGGCGCGTATTACGCCGTCAAGCACGGCGCGAGAGCAGAGCGCTGCACAATGGGCGTGCTCATGGTCGTGTGGGTTCAGACCCTTGCTGCGAACGAGATGAGCGGAAGTCCGGCCCCGTTCCGGCTGTACGCTACTTTCGACATTATGGCGGCAATGATGCTGTTCGTGTCTCAGTCAGGTGTGCACGGTCGCAACTGGCAGTGGATACCCGTTGCTCTGTTCGGCGCGATGTGTCTCGCACACTTCGCTTTCTGGCGCGAAGCCCATATAGGCGGCACGCCGAGCCCGTTTGCGTATCAAAGCATACTGGCGTTGCTTGGCGCGATGCAGATTGCTTCAGTCATCTGGGGTTCCCGCGAGGCGGCTCGTGTTAGACGCGGCGCGAATCTGGGACGACTGTCTAACTGGGCTGTATCTACTAACTGGGTCTATCGGGGTTCTTTGGCTCGCGCATCGAATGCGGGGGCGTAAGAATGTCCCGCCCAAGCCCCCCGGCGTGGCATTCGTATGTGATGATTGCCCTTACCGGATTGATGACCCTGACCACTGCCGGAATCGTCACTTTTGCGAGCAACGTGAGCGCAATCCCTGGGATGCAGATCGAGATTGAAACCTTGAAAAATGAACAGGCCAATTTGCGCGAGAAAGTAGACACAATCAGCGAAAGCCAAGCCCGTGTTGAGGAAAACCTCAAGAACGTCGCCAAGGGCATAGACAGGCTGGAAGGGCGTAACTGATGGTTCCTGTTTTGACGGGTAGCCAAATCTACCGGGGCACAACGTGACGTCCATCACGGGGGCTTCCGTTCGCCTAGGCGGTTACAAAAAGCCTGTTCTTGGCCCAAACCTCATGCCGGACTCGCCAACGATCGACCTTGGCGCAAACTGGACACAGGTTGACGGCTCTAACTACACGAAGGTCGGAGACCCTAGCTTCACCAACCTAGGCATTCTCAACATTGTGGAAGCCAGCACTGAATATGAGCTGAGCTACGCCCTTTCCGGCTGGAGCGGCGGAGGCTGTCTCGTACGTCTGACAGATGGTGGATACGGTAATGAAGTCTCGTTCACCACAGGCAGCAGCGACGGCACGTTTACATCTCGCGCAACCGGGAATGCCTTGAGTTCCCGTCTCGCATTCGGCGCGGCTGGTGGCAACGGCTCGCTACAGATCATCTATCTTAAACAAGTCCGGCCCTCTTTTCTTCCAGAAGGCTCCGGGTTTTCCAGCGGCTTCAGCAATGGATTTTCATAATGGTTGATACCATGCGTTCGCGCTCGCAGCTATTGACGCTGTACGCCGACAATGTAGCCGGCGACATTTCTCCGCAGGATCAGCGCGACGGGGTGGTGTCCTGGGACGATACCGGCTGGGGCGACTACGCCGATACACAATACCCCGACGACGCCAGTCCATTTTCCGTGCTCGCCAATACCGACACGGCAATTCCCAACAACAAGGCGAGTACAAACGAGACGCAAAAGCCTTCAGATGTCACCACGTTTTACAACGGCACCACTATCACGGGCCGCGCCGGAGACGGTATTCTGATTACTGTTGACATGAAGGCCAAGCCCACGAACGCCAACGCCACTACCCTTGAAATCTGGTTTGATATCGGCGGGGCTGTTGGCGAGCTTTACCGGCGCATTCTGACCTTCCCTAAAGGCAACGGTGTGGAGCGCCCCGTCAATTTCACAGTAAGCGGTTACACACTGGACACATGGGAAGCCAACGGCGCGACAGTGTATTGCCGCTGCAACGGCACCGTGGACCTTTACGGCATCCGCTACGTCATCACCCGCACCCATCGCGGCTCCCGCCGCTCCTAAAACAGGGACAAGCCCAATGACAAGCAGTGTTATCAAGACTGTAGGCAGCGACCAGACAGTCACAGGCATTGATATCATTCCGATCACGCCCGACGACGATGTCGACCTGGACCCCCATGTCCGGGCAATCCGCTGCAAGAACACAGGCACTTCCGGTGCTTTGGTGATCCGCACGTTCATCGGGGAAGACCGGACCACACATATTGTCGCCGGTGAAACACTGGAGGTTTACGCCTCGCGCGTTCTTGCGTCGGGCACAACAGCCACCGGCCTTGAGGGGATTGTTTAGCCAATGGCAGCCCGCCAAACGCCCTCTAAAGGCGGCAAGCCAGACAAGCTGATGCGTGACGCGCTGATGATCGCGCTAAAGCGTGAAGCCAAAGACGCAGACGGGAAGAAGACAAAGAAGATCAACATCATAGCCGCTAAACTTGTTGACCTTGCCTGTTATGGCGATGTGGTGGCCATCAAAGAGATCAATGATCGTGTGGACGGCAAATCTGTGAGCGCTGTTGAGTTGTCCGGCGTAGACGGTGCGGCGCTTGTTCCGGTTGTGAATGTCAACGTCGCACGAACTGAATCTTGACCTCCACGCCCGCCAGGGTGAGGCGTTCTTAAGCGAAGCAACAGAGATACTTTATGGCGGCGCGGCTGGTGGCGGAAAAAGCCATCTGATGCGCGTTGCTGCTGTTATCTGGTGTGCCGCGATACCTGGACTACAGGTTTATCTGTTTCGCCGGATCAGAGACGATCTGGTTAAGAACCATGTGGAAGGGGCCAAGGGCTTCCGCGCGATGCTGGCAGGCTGGGAGGCGTGCGGCTTCGTCAAGATCGTTGAAGATGAAATACGGTTCTACAACGGCCCAAACGGCGCTGTTGCCTCCAAGATATATCTTTGCCACTGCAAGGATGAGAAGGACATCTACAAGTACCAGGGGTCAGAAATTCATGTGCTCCTGATGGACGAACTCACGCACTTCGTGGAGTTCATGTACCGCTTCTTGCGCAATCGAGTGCGCATGGTGGGCGTGAAGGTTCCGCCTGAATACAAGGGCAAGTTCCCGCGTATCCTGTGCGGCGCAAACCCCGGCAATGTCGGTCATCAGTGGGTGAAGTCCACCTTCGTTGATCGTGGTGAGTACGTCATAGACAGGATGCCCGCTCCTGAAGGCGGCATGTTGAGGCAGTACATCCCGGCCCGGCTGGAAGACAACCCGTCCATGGCGGAAGACGATCCTGAGTACGAGGCGCGTCTTGAAGGGCTGGGCAGCGAAGCGCTTGTTAAGGCCATGCGCTGGGGTGACTGGGATGTGGTGGAAGGCGCGTTTTTCGACACGCTGTCTAGACACCGGCATATGGTCAAACCGTTCACGATCCCGAGCGGCTGGCACAAGTTCCGGTCTGCGGACTGGGGCAGTGCCAAGCCTTTCTCTGTCGGCTGGTGGGCTGTCGCAACGGATACGATCACAACAGCCTGTGGCAAGACCATCCCGCGCGGTGCGCTTGTGCGTTACCGGGAATGGTATGGCTGCGTTGAAGGCAAGCCGGATACCGGGTTGAAGCTGACGGCAGAGGATGTCGGCAAAGGTATCAAGGAACGCGACTGCGGCGAAACGCTGGGGCTGTCAGTCATAGACCCTGCAGCTTTTGCGCAGGACGGCGGCCCGTCACTGGCCAGCCGCATCATGGCTGAGGGTATTCACTTTTCGCCTGCCGACAACAAGCGCGTTGCACAGCGTGGCGCACTTGGTGGCTGGGACATGATGCGCCACCGGATCAACGGGAACGGTGACGGTCATCCCATGCTGTTTGCGTTCGAGACGTGCCGGGATTGGTGGCGCACGGTGCCTGTCCTGCAGCACGACGACAAGCGGCCTGAAGACCTCGATACCAACGCTGAAGACCACGCGGCTGATGAGACGCGCTACGCCTGCATGTCGCGGCCGTGGCTCCCGCCGCTCAAGGAACCAACGCGGCATGATCGCAAAGACTATGGCCGCGCTCACACGAGCGAGCACGCATCCTCGAACGATGGACACTTTACCTGATGCCCACCCTTGAACAGATACGCGAGCCATGGCCGCTCCAAAGGCTGAAAGACGCCTATGAGACGTATCTTGACCTCAAGGTGGCGGAAATCGAAGAGCAGCGACTTGCTCGCCGCTACTATCATGGCGCGCAGCTTACGGACGGCCAACGCAAGGCCATAGAGCAACGAGGGCTTGCCCCTGTCATCTTCAACCGCATCGGACCGAAGATTGATGAGTTCGGCGGCACGCTGGAGCGACTGAAGCAGGACCCTAAGGCATATCCACGCACACAGGGGCATCAGGAAGCCGCTGACTTTGTTACTGAGACACTCCGGTTTGAACTGGACGAAGAGGATTTCAACACGCTCGCCCCCGCTGTTGCGAAGTACGGAGCGATAGACGGCATTGGCTGTTGCGAGATGGAATTGCAGCCGTCAGGACGCGGTGAGGCTGATTACGATATCAAGCTCAAGGACGTGGACCCGGCGGATTACTTCTATGACCCGCGCACGTTCAAGCTGGACTTCTCCGATTGCTCCTATGATGGGGTGGGCCGCTGGTTCACACTTGAAGACGCGGTTGCCATGTACCCGGACAAGGCGGAGTTGCTTGGCGCGTCCACTGAAGACGCAACGGAGCTGACCAGCAACCCGGACAAGGACCGCAAGTGGTTCACGTTCTCAAGCCGCGACTTTTCGATTGAGAAGGTCCGTATCTGCGAGTGTTGGTACAGGCACGGTGATGGCTATCGGTGGGCCATCTTCACCGGCAGCGATATTCTTTTTGAGGGTGAAGGCTATTTCTACGATCCGCGCGGCAAGCAAATAAGCAAATACATCTCTTTTGCTGCGAACCGGGATCAGGACGGGGACGCCTACGGTTTCATCCGGTCAATGAAGTACGCGCAGGATGAGATCAACGCATGGAAGATGGGGCTTAACTACGACATCCTGTCCCGCCGCATCATCATTCAAGGCGATGATCCGCAGAACGTTGAGAAAATCCGCAAGGAGTGGGCGCGCAAGGACGGAACGGTCATTCTGCCCAATGGCGCGAGCGCGATTCCTGACGATAAGACCGTTGATATCAACGGTGCGATCAACGCCATCGCGGAAGCCAAGGGCGAGATTGACCGCTATGGCTTTGACAGTGGCTTGCTTGGCGAAAACCCGGACCTGTCTGGGCGGGCCATTGAGAGACTGAACGCAGCCGGGCTGGCACGGCTTGGCCCCTATCTCATTCAGTACAAGGATTGGAAAATCCGCGTCTATCGCGCCCTCTGGGCACAGATACAGCGCTACTGGACAGCGGAACGCTTCATTCGTGTGACGGATGATGAAGGCATTGCGCAGTTCGTGCAGGTCAACACTCTGGGCATTGATCCGATGACGGGCGTACCGGTGTTGCAGAACGCACTGGGCGAACTTGATGTTGACATCATCATCGAGGAAGGCCCTGACGTTATCAACGCGATGCAGCAGACCACGGACGATCTGCGTGACTTGGCCCGTAATGGACAGGACATCCCGGCTGAGTTGTTCATCGAGGCATCGCCCATTGATGCCAAGACCAAGCGCAAGTGGACAAGCATCATTGAGGAACGCCGCAAGGCCGCTTCCCAGCCTGACCCGATTGCACAGGCCGCAGCGCAGACAGAGATCGCCATCGGCGAGGCCACGGCCAACGACCTGAATTCACGCGCCGCCAAGAACATGGCTGAGATCGAAGAGAAGCGCTCGCCGCTCACACAGGCAGAGCAATTCGCAGACGTGCAGAAGAAGACAGCAGAGGCAGAGCGTGCCTCCGCACAGGCAGCCGCTCAAGGCGGTGACGCACCCTCATTCCTGGATGAACAGGAACAGGTAGCGCGCATTGCCAAGCTCGCATCAGAAGCACAACGCACACGCCAGCCACAGGCGTTCTAAGCACACAACGACATTTCGTAGGGCACCGCGACAAGGGCCACTCGTAAGCGGACGACACCCGCACCCTCGTACTCGCACGAAACGCGAAAGGCCAAAGAACTATGGATAACGGAGAACCAACGGATCAGGAATTGTTCAGCGAAGCGGATGCACCGGACGCGGAAGAGGCCCTCAAGGCCCCGACCGCGGAAACGACATCTGAAGCGGATGCGGACACGCCAGAGGCAGAAGCGGCAACAGCCGAAGATGCCCCAGTCGTAGAAGCTGACGCAGAACCCGCAGAACAGTCACAGGACAGCCCCGCCCAAGAAGCGGACGCGCAAGAGGAAGGTTCAGAGCAGCCTAAAGGCGGAGTACCGCCTCACAGGCTGCGAGAGCAGACCGACCGCGCAAAGAAGGCTGAGGCCGAACTGGAGGCAGAGCGCAAAGAGCGTGAAGCCCTTCAGCGGCGTTTGGACAGGCTGGAAGACAATTTCCATCGCCAACAGTCACAGCCTGAACAGAAGCCGGCAACTACGCCGGACTTCTTTGCTGATCCTGAAGGGGCAATCAAACGGCTGAACGAGACTTTCGAACAGAAGCTCACTCAGCAGGCGATTGATTTCAGTCTGAAGTCCGCGCACCGCGCTTACGGGCAGGAGTTTGACGAGGCTTACAACGGCCTCATGCAGTCAAACGACGCCGCGGCGGCCCGCGCCATCATGCAGGCACCCGATCCTGGCGAAGCTCTGGTCATACATCACCGCCGCAACAAGCTGTTGCAGGAAACCGGCGGTGATCTGGATGGCTTCACCGAAAAGCTCAAAGCAGAGCTGCTCTCCGATCCCGAGTTTCAGGCCAAAGCCCTTGAAGCTGCCCGCGCAAATGCGTCCGGCACCAACGCTTCAGGCACCCCAAACCTGAACATTCCTCAGTCGGTCAACAGCGGCACCCGGGCAGCCGATGCGCGCCCCTCACCGCTCAAGCAGATGACCCAAAAGGAGTGGTTCACCGAAGCCACACGCTGACCGAGTGCAGATCGCACCGGTCACGGCCAGCTATACGAGGTAATCCCCAATGGCCGAATCCACGGTGCAAACCAACAATGAGCTGCTCAAGTTCCAGAAGAAGATCACGATTGAATCCTTCCGTCGCGGTGACTTCTCCGCGTATATGGGCAATTCACCCACAAGCATTATCCACCGCTGTCTTGAACTGACCAGCGGCGGCAAGCAGATCAACATTCCTCTGCTGGAACAGCTTCGCGGTTCCGGTACGGGCGCGGGTCCGCTGACCGGCAACGAAGAAGCCCTCGATGACTACGGCTATCGCTGTTTTGTCGATTGGGCGCGTAACGCCGTCACAACCAACAAGGACGAACTCCAGAAGGAAAGCGCCAAGGTCTACAGCCATGCTGGCGACCTGCTCACCAACTGGATCAAGAACCTTCAGCGGAACGAAATCATTGAAGCGCTGATGGCGCTGCCGGTGGAAGCGGCTCCGACTGGCCTTGGTTCCGACGCAGGCGACCGTGTGAACGGCCTGCGGTTCGAGAGCGCAACGGATGGCCAGCTTGATACCTGGGCAACCGCCAACTCCGACCGCATCTTGTATGGGCGCAACGAAAGCAACTACGCAACTGGTGACTTCTCTGCGTCGCTGGCGAATGTTGACAGTGCGGACACTCTCAACGGTCCAATGCTTCTGAAAATGAAGGGTCTGGCCCGCAAAGGTGATCCGCGCATTGCTCCAGTTCGTGCGAATGAGGGCGACAACCGCGAGTATTACACCGCGTTTTGCGGCACACGCATCTTCAACGATCTCGCGGCCAGCCTTGAAACGATCAACGCTGACGCCCGCCCCCGCAACGTGAGCGAGAACCCGCTGTTCCAGGATGGCGACCTTCTCTATCGCGGTGTCATCGTCCGGGAGTTCCCGGAGATCGACGAGTACACGGACGGCGTATGGACCACACTCGCCACGGCGGGCGCGTCCAACATCCCGCTGAACCCGATTTTCCTGTGTGGTCAGTCGGCGCTCGCCGTTCCCTATGGCCAGATGCCGAAGCCCACGAAGCGTAGTGAGACTGACTACGACTTCAAGACGGGTGTGGGTATCGAGATGTGCTACGGCGTCGGCAAAATCTTCAAGGCGAGTCTTGTTGGTTGTGCCCACTTCGCGCAGCTTCGCACCACTCAGCTCCATCACGTCGGGGAGACGGTAGCTGCCGCCGATTTCAACGAGATGGCCACGAGAGACAATCACCTCGCGTCCCTTCGCGGTCGCAGCGAGCGCTAACAAGGTGGCTCCGGCATTGTTATTCACAACAAACGCCGCTTCCGCCCCGGTCAGCTCAATGAGCAGCTTCTCGACCGACTTGGCTCGTTGAGAACGTTCATTGGTTTCCAGATCAACCTCCAAGCTGGCGTAGCCCGCTGCGACGGCGGTCATTTCGCGGATGGCACTGGGAGCCAGCGGGGACCGACCTAGCCCCGTGTGCAAAAGAATTCCAGTCGCATTGATGACCGGGCGGAGTCGCGGGCGTTGATCGGTCACGATCCAGTCGGCGATCCGTTCGGCAAGTTCGCTCGCCGCCGGAATCTTCACCTCAGTCGCCCGCTGTCTTAGTTCACCTCGCAGGTCATCCAAGAACGTGCGTACCTCCGACACCACAACATTGTGACTGACTTTGTCGACGAGTCCTTTGAGTGCCGGGTTTTCCAAGAGTTCGCTGACCGACGGGATGTTTCTGAGCGGATTGTTGGACATATTCTTTCTCTGGCTCAAGTGAAGTTGAACGCGGACGGTTGAATATCAAATGCGCCGCTTTGAGAGTGACCAATTCGGGAAGATGACGCTTCGGCTTTAATCGTAGCTTGAGCTGCACCGGTCGTCGTATTCGCGACAATTCCTAGGACATGGCGAGTCGGCGAACGTCGCCATCCCTTACGGTAACGCCCATTCGATCGAGGTAGGCGCACATCGGAACGGCAAATTTTCGGGTCGTTCCGAGGAGTTCGCGTATCTCGCTGATGGTCAACTCGTCCGCATCCTGGAACGCCGCTCTCAATTTGTCTCGAAGCTGCTGTTCGACTTCGGCATGCATCAACAGGTTCTCGCCGAATTCCACCAGTTCTCCGTCGCTGGCCGCGAGAGCGACGAGTGGACGAATCGATTTCTGGTGCTTGGGTTCGTCCGCCTCCAGCTCTTTGAGCGTTGGAGGTTGGAAACCGGCGTTTCGATATTTTTGGATCAAATCAGCGAACAACGTTCGTTCCGCCTTCGTCAGTTTTGGGGCGCGAGATGCGAGTCCAACACCCCGTGCTGTCAGGCGTAGCCGCTTGTCTTTGGTCATTCGTTCGAGCACCGCCGTTAGAATCGCATCGTCACCCAAGTATTCGAATGTATTGACCAGCACAGATCGTTCGAACATGCTCTTGAGCGGATTGGATTCGTGGAGCCGTTCCAAAACCGCTTCGACGCGATCGGCGTATTCATCAAGTCGCGCGGAGTGCATCCACATCCGTTTGCCTACGGTGGCGTTTCCTAAGGCGACGAGAGTTCCTTCCTTACGGAGTGCCGTGAGATGTTCAGCCGGATCCCCGTCGACTCCGGCCGTTCGAGCC